TAAAGCAATGATTACTGAAGAACAATTAAAAACTGTTCAAGAGCAACAAGCTAAATTAACCGAAGGGTTAAGAACTTTAGGAGTACTAGACGTTCAAAAGCAAAATGTTCACGGTCAAATAGCTGAACTATCTAAAGAGATTGAAGCTACTAAAAAAGAACTAGAAGAAGAATACGGTCAAGTTAACATTGATCTTAAAGATGGTTCTTACGTTGAGATCGAAAAAGAAGATGCAGAATAACATAAGAAAGATTAGTATCGGATCTGATTATAAAAATGACGCTATGCATTACGCTGTTGGTCAACAAGTTTATGGAGGCCATGAGATCTCTCATATTCTATTAGATGATACTGATAAGTCCTATAATATACACATCAAAAAAAACAACGAAGTATTGCCATGGAAAAAATTTAATTCTAACATGGCAATATCAGTTGAATACGACTTAGAGTATTAATGAAGAGTTTGTTTGACTTTATCATAAAACCACTAGGTGACGAATATGATAATGAAATTACCATAGGTGATAAAAAATTAGTTTTAAACACTAAAATTGAATCATTTAAATCAGTAAATAATTTAGCTGTTGTAATTGAAGTACCTAAAGCTTATAAAACTCCTATTAAAAAAGGAGATATAATAGTTATACATCATAATGTGTTTAGAACTTTTTATGATATGAAAGGTAAAAGAAAAAAAAGTAGAGGTTTCTTTCATGATAATTTATACTTTTGTCAAATAGACCAAGTTTATTTATATAAAAGAAACAAAGAATGGAAGTCTTTTGGAGATAGGTGTTTTATAATGCCATTAAAAAACGACAACTATCTAGCGGCAGGAAAAGAAAGAAAGCTTATTGGTATACTAAAGATAGGTAATAGCTCTTTAAAGGCTCTAGAAATCAATCCTGGAGATCTTGTAGGTTACACACCTAACGGTGAATGGGAGTTTATTATAGACGGTCAACGTCTTTATTGTATGAAATCTAATGATATTGTTATAAAATATGAACACGAAGGAAACGAAGTTGAATATAATCCAAGCTGGTCACATAGCGGTTGAGGAACTTATTAAAGTTGCTAAAGAAGCTATTATAGATACCGCAGATGATATATCAGCTGATAGATTAAAAAACGCTGCAGCTACGAAGAAGCTAGCTATATTCGATGCTTTTGAAATTCTTAATAGAATTGAAGAAGAGAAAAACATGTTAGAGGAAAAACCAATAGAAGTTAAAAAAGAAACTGTGTTTCGTGGTTTTGCTGAAGGGAGATCTAAGTAATGTACAAGCAAAATCTATATAAAGTATTAAAAAACTATATTAAACCTAAGATTCTAGCAAGAATGAATAGGTATAAAAAATGGGAGTATGGATATAATGATGACCATGATATGGTTGTTATATCTAGAACTGGTCAAATTGGAGAAGTATACGAAATACAAAACCTTAAAATAGCTTTACCTAAAGCAGAAGAGGTCCATGAGTTCAAAGAAAATAGATGGACTTTATTTGATTACCCTAAAGAATTAAAAAGAATAAAAACAGTATTCGACTGGAGAGAGTATCCAGAAGAATTCAAAGAAAAATATTACGACTACATTGACAATGAGTTTAAAAGGCGTGAAGAAGGTTTTTGGTATATCAATAAAGATATTCCTACTTACCTTACCGGCACTCATTACATGTATTTACAATGGTCAAAGATTGACGTAGGTCAACCTGATTTTAGAGAATCAAATAGATTGTTTTTTATATTTTGGGAAGCTTGCCGAGCTGATAATAGATGTTATGGTATGTCTTACCTAAAAAACAGACGTTCTGGATTTTCATTTATGGCATCTGGTGAATGTGTTAACATGGCTACAATATCAACTGATGCACGTTTTGGAATTTTATCTAAATCTGGATCTGATGCAAAGAAAATGTTTACAGACAAGGTTGTACCTATATCCGTTAACTATCCTTTCTTTTTCAAACCAATACAAGACGGTATGGATCGTCCTAAAACTGAACTAGCTTATCGTGTGCCGGCTTCTAAATTTACAAGACGCTCTATTACTTCTACAGATAAACCAGAGGATTTAGAAGGTTTAGATACAACTATAGATTGGAAAAACACTGGAGACAATGCTTATGATGGAGAAAAACTAAAGCTTTTAGTTCATGATGAATCAGGTAAATGGGAAAGACCTAATAATATATTAAATAACTGGCGTGTTACAAAAACCACGCTTAGATTAGGATCAAGAATTATTGGAAAGTGTATGATGGGATCAACATCAAACGCTTTAGATAAAGGTGGTAGAAACTTTAAAAAATTATACGATGACTCAAATGTCAATAAAAGAAATGCAAATGGACAAACTCGTTCAGGACTCTATTCTTTGTTCATTCCTATGGAATGGAATTACGAGGGATACATTGATTCTTATGGCTACCCTGTCTTCGAAACCCCACAAAAACCTGTGTTTGGACCTCATGGAACACCAATCAAAATCGGGGTCGTTGAATACTGGGACAATGAGGTAGAAGGTCTTAAGGATGACCAAGATGGATTAAATGAATTTTACAGACAGTTTCCACGTACAACAAAGCACGCTTTTAGGGATGAATCTAAAATGTCTTTATTTAATCTAACTAAGATCTATCAACAGATAGATTTTAACGAAGATTTAAAAAATTCAATCTCTTTAACTCAAGGAAATTTTCAATGGGAAAATGGACAAAAAGATACTAGAGTAATATTTGCACCAAACAAAAACGGAAGATTCTATATAACATGGGTTCCACCGCTTAATTTACAAAACAAAAGATATTTAAAAAATGGAACAAGTTATCCAGGCAACGAGCACTGTGGAGCGTTTGGATGTGATCCGTATGATATATCAGGTACTGTTGATAAAAGAGGTTCTAATGGATCTTTACATGGTTTAACTAAGTTTAGTATGGAAGAGGTTCCACCTAATCATTTCTTTTTAGAATATATCGCTCGTCCTCAAACTGCTGAGATATTTTTTGAAGATGTACTTATGGCTTGCGTGTTTTACGGTATGCCAATACTTGCAGAGAACAATAAACCTAGACTATTGTATCATTTTAAAAGAAGAGGTTACAGAGGTTTTGCAATGAACAGGCCAGATAAGAAAAGGAACAAACTATCGGTTACAGAAAAAGAAATAGGTGGTATACCAAATTCAAGTGAAGACATAAAACAAGCCCACGCATCAGCTATAGAAACATATATAGAGAATTTTGTTGGGTTAAAAGAAACAGGTTACGGAGACGTGTATTTTCAAAGAACATTAGAAGATTGGGCTCAATTTGATATAAACAACAGAACTACTCATGATGCTTCTATTAGTTCAGGTTTAGCTTTAATGGCTTGCAACAAACATAGATATGCACCTTCTAATAAAATTGAATTAAAACCAGTTGATCTAGGTATAAAAAGATACGACAATAAAGGAACTTTATCAAAAATAATAAGTTAAATGAATATATATACTAATACCAATAGCGCTTTCCCTAGTCAAGTAGTGAGTGATGCAGAAAAAGCAAGTGTTGAATATGGAAGTCAAGTTGCTATGGCTATTGAATACGAGTGGTTTCGTTCAGGAAGAACTTCTGGTAATAGATATTTAACTAATTGGAATCAATTTCACCAATTAAGATTATACGCTCGTGGAGAACAAAGCGTACAAAAATACAAAGATGAGTTGTCTATTAATGGCGATTTGTCTTATCTTAATTTAGACTGGCAACCAGTTCCTATTTTATCTAAATTTGTAGATATAGTTGTTAATGGTATATCACAAAAAAGTTATGATATAAAAGCCTACGCTCAAGATCCAGCATCTGTTAAAGCTAGAACAGAGTATGCTTCTAAAATACAAGAAGATATGATGGCTAAAGAGTATCTTGATGGATTAAAAGAAACTTTAGGTATAGACTTATACCAGAGCACTAATCCTTCAGAATTACCTGAGTCACCAGAAGAACTAGAACTTCACATGCAATTGTCATACAAGCAATCAATTGAAATAGCTGAAGAAGAAGCTATATCATCTGTGTTAGCTCAAAATAAGTTTGATCTTACTAAGCGTAGACTTAATATGGATTTAACAGTTATTGGTGTTGCTGCAAGTAAAACAAGTTTTAATACAGCAGAAGGAATTACTGTTGACTATGTAGATCCTGCTTATATGGTTTATTCATATACTGAAGATCCAAACTTTGAAGATATATATTATGTTGGTGAAGTTAAATCAATAACTATAGCAGAACTTAAAAAAGAGTTTCCAGATATTAGCAAAGACGAATTAGAGCGTATACAAAAAATGCCTGGTAATCGTCAGTTCTTAACTGGTTGGGAAGGATATGATGAGAACACTGTTCAAGTTATGTATTTTGATTACAAAACATATTCAAACCAAGTATTTAAAATAAAACAAACTGATCAAGGTTTAACAAAAGCTCTAGAAAAAGACGATTCATTTAATCCTCCAGAAAACGATAGTTTTGAAAAAGTGTCTAGATCTATTGAGGTATTATATAGTGGAGCAAAAGTTTTAGGGACTGATACAATATTAAAATGGGAGTTAGCAGAAAACATGTCAAGACCTCTTGCTGATACTACTAAAGTAGAAATGAATTATTCTATTTGCGCACCAAGAATGTACAAAGGTAGGATAGAGTCACTTGTGAGCAAGTGTATTGG